TTTCCGTCTCAACTCTAATAACCCTAGACTTCTCGGTTATATAATCAGAATAATCTAGACACCAGTGGGATAAATTGAATAATATTTCTTTAAACATTTTTCTTTTTCATTGCTACTAAAAAATAGTGTCTAAATTCTTCTATCTCCACAATTTCAAGTCCACATCTCATAATTAATAATTCTATACCCTTTTTAGTTGCCCACTGCCACTCGTCCAAATAACCTGGATCTAATTTATCCCCAGAATCATGTAGGAAATTGGCCGAAGCAAATGATACCCATAGCATCCCATCCGGTAGTAGATATTCAGATGCTCCCATTAAAAACTCACATGGACTGGGAACGTGTTCTATTACTTCTGTAGCAAATACAAGGTTAAAGTCATCACTGCATGAATGCATAAATTTAATCTTTGGTTGTACCGACACGTCAACGCGGTGAGCTTCGTGTCCCTTTGAACGAACAAAGAGAATGAAATCCGGCATCACCTCGATACCTACTACTCGTCTCCAACCACTTTTTAACGCATAATCAATGTTCTCTCCTCCACCGAAGCCAAGTTCCAAAATAGAATCTTTCATTTTTGTACATTTGGCAGCATGATCTAACCTACCATTTCTTTCGGTGTCAGGTTCTCCGCTCAAAACTCGTGCAATTTTTGGTTCACCAACGTCATAACTTCTCTGTAATATTATGTCTACTCCCAAGTTTCTTAATTCTGTTAGGTAACCATACAATCCTACTGTATCCTGATAAAATGTTCCACAATTTATGCATAACTCCCATTGCCCACCAGTTGTCTTGAATGGTTCTCCTCGTTCCTTTGAACCACAGTAAACACAGCTATCTCTAATCTCGAACTGCTCACTTTTTCTAGTCTTTGGAATAATGTTATCCATTTTTCCTGATTAATGTTAATAGGATCCCGCCAGTTAATAAATAATAATTTTTATTGAATACGCCTTTTACGTCAAACCATTTTGATACATAATCTGAAAATTCGTCTGATGTCCACTCTCTAATATGATACCTATTATATGGTGGTCCCATTATGGGATGCTTTTTTTCCCCAAGGATCTCTCTTGCCGGAGTTGAGAATACAATACATTTGGGGTTTATATTAACTATATATTTCATTATGATATCTGGATCCACAACGTGTTCTAGGACATCAGCACAAATTACCATATCGAATTCTTCATCTAATGGTCTTGAATAATCAGCCATCATCCATCTACGGTTAGGATAATTAATTGTTAATGTAGAATAGTTTGGTTCTACCTCGATGCCAAGCGTATCGTGTCCTATAAAATATTTCACTAATTTATACCCAGAGCCACATCCTATATCAAGTATTTTTTTACAATTATTTAATCGCGACAATTCTTCTGCCTTCATGTAAACCTCAACCTGATATCTTCCTCCAGTTTTTTCTGTAATTTCATTTGAGACATCTAGGGGAACATATTCTGGGTTAGTTTTATATTCAGTCGGTATACAATATTTATCGTAGATTATTTCTTCCATAGATGAAAAACAATCTCGCCAGAAAAGTTTTCCTCCCTCCATTCTATGCCATCAAAATAAGATATTAATTCACTTCTATTAATAGATATAAGCGGTCTCCCGACTGAATCGATAAATACTATTTCCGTTGGTTTATCTGTCAGTTTTTCAAACATAACTAATGCCATCCTATTTTTAAATGACACGAGCGCATTCATCAATACTTTTTTCCAGTTAAAATTATGTTCTAAGACATGTCTCATAAATATACAGTCGGTATTCGAAATATAATCTTCTAAGTCTGCAACGATGTCAGTAAATTGACTTATTGAACCATCTATATTTTTATAACCACTTTGTTTTATAAATCTCTTGAAATATGCCGTTCCCCCGCCCCAATCCTCTATATCACCAAAACCATCTAAAAATCTTGCCCCGTCCATATAGGTATCTTCTTTGCCAAATAATTTTGGTTCAGTAAATATAGAGAAATCCCATCTCCCGCCCATTTTACCGTCTATTATTTTTAATGGAACAAGTTCCGTTTTACTTTCTTCGATTATTGTTACTGACTCTGTCGTGGATGCGATATCTTCTATCGTTACCTCTTCCGTCTTTGATATTTTTTTAATCAATAGAGATATCCCGTTAGGATTTGCATAGTTAATCTCATACTCACAACCAAACTCATCCATCCACTTAACTATTTCTTCTTCATCGTATCTTCTAGCAAATTCTGGATAATACCAATCATAATTATTTAGATTATTTTCTTCAAATGAAAAAGCATCATTCCAAAATGCTTTCATAACACCATAATAGAAGATTTCATGTGGGGTATATTCTCCTGGTTTCAAACCAAGCATAGAAATTTCTTCTTCTATTTTTATTTTCTCCTTAATAGCTGAAAGATTTTGTGCAAATTTAGTTAGTGGTTTACATTTTTTAACGCATTCTTCTGACGTAAGTTTCTGCATTTCGTTCCTCAAATTATCGTTCACAAATTCTCGTATTGGCCCCATCTTCCTATATAAATAAACATATAGATGCCCACCCATCATTAACTTCCTATATAAGAATTCTATAACCTTCTTAGGATCTTCTAGATGATGTACGATGCCATCAGCAACTATTAGGTCGTAAGTATTATTTGGAGAATCTATATCCAGAACTCTTTGGTTTATAATTTTTACATTTTTATTTCCGGCAAATAGTTGTCTAACATTTTTACATGCCGTTTCCGAGGTGTCTACTCCAGTAATTTTGGCTTTTTTATTATGTTCTGCAATGTATTTCATATTGAATCCAGAACCAAAACCAATTTCAAGAATATTTTTCTTACTGGCATAAAACTTATTAAATTCTGCCACCGATTTCATCCCGTATTTGGCAAGTGCCCACTTTAGAAAAAAATCCACCTGTTCCTTGGTTTTCCTGCCATAATTTTCTGGCATCATTTTCCACTTCTTATCAAAACATGCGATAGTTTTACCATCCTCACCCGACGTACCCTTTGTTTTATTTAACACATTCTTATCTTCAGAAAGAAACATTGGACCGCCGTTTTCGGCGATTTTAAGTGCCTTTTGGAAGAATTTATCAAATTCTTTTGCTTTTACGTTCCAATCCCAATTGTCAACCATTTCTTTTCTGTTTATATCACCCATATTTCTTAGTTCTTCAGTCGTCATGCTCATTATTTTATTAACAGCATTGTCTATGTCAGCCGGAGTTCTTTCAATTGTTATTCCTCCTCCAAGTTTCTGTAATTCTATCCAGTTACCAGTAGCAGTAGATATTATTGGCAAACCACAAGACATAGCCTCCATAAGAGAAAGGGAGGCGCCCTCTGACAATGATGGCATAATGAATACATCTAAGTCCTGATAAAATTTTATAAGTTCTCTTTGTGTAAGTTGGTTATCACCAAATTCTGCTAATTTAAGTTCTACATCTCTTCTGCCCCTTAGGGTATCTATAACCAACTGAATTCCCTTAACAAGATTAGTTGGATTCCCACTCCAACCAATTTTAAGTGGACCTTTTCTTCCATAGTTTTTCTTTTGTCCAAAAAATGTTGTATTTACCCCATGACAAACATACACTACATTAGGATGGAAATTTTTAAATAATTTAAACGATTCCTTAGATACTGTATGAATAATTGGATACCTTAAAATGTGTTGTGCGTTTTTCGCTGTTTTTGGATCTTGACGTTGATCTTTTTGGTCTTTTTTATCTAGATATCCAAATAATGCCCTAACTCCTGTACATATTTTATTAAAGTTTATGTCATCAGGAACCCATGATACCATAAAATGTCCGAATAAATATACCAAGTCTATCCCCTCGTAATGTTTTTTATCTTTCACATTATCATACCAATTTATAATCTTAAAATCGTATTTATTGCTCATTACTCTGACCATATCCCTAGCGGATATACCAAATGCCCAGTCTGGTTGGTCAACTACCATCAGTATTTTGGGTTTTATTTTTTCCATATTGTGATCAAACGTTTTTAATCTATTTACTATTTCTTCTAATTTTTCCCAATATCCAGGTTGTATCGAGTCTCTGTACGGTTGGTTTATTAAGGGTTCATAATTCCTAACTGTCCTTATTATAACTTTATGGGGAGCATTTAAATAAGTAAAAGTTCTATCACAATAATCAAGTGAAAGTTTATCTTTAGGAAACTTTTTAAAATATTTATCAAATACTCGTAATTGGTCTTTATTAAATATTGCTCCCCATCCTATCAATGCAATCTTATTATTGCTTATCTTCTTATAATAATCAAAGTGATGTTGTTGACAATTATACACAATATGGTTCCCATCAAACTCATCTATGAGTTGTTGTATATTTTCAACATAACAATCATCATCTTGGACATAAATAAATTGATTTTTAGCTTGCAATGCTAGCTCATATCTCCACCATATCTTATCCGCCTCAGTCTTTATAAGAATTTCAGTGATATTTTTATTCTCTCTTACTATATCTAGTATTTCTTTTGGATATTCTTTTTCTCTAGTTATTAAAACGGCAGTAATCATTCTATAAATTTTTTATATTTTTCTCTTATTCTTTTAACACAATCTGCTTGTATTATAGATTTTTCCTCTTGTGCGCCATGTATTTTACTTCCACTTTTATCTCCACGGATCCTAACATTATATAATCGTTCTGGAACCCTAACCATTACAGCGGTTGGTTTATTGGTCATTATATTTAATAATAAATCATAATCAACTGCTCGTTCCAGTGTTTCGTCATACCAAATTCCATCCATTAATTCTTTTTTTATAAACGAACTACCATGTGGAATTCCTTTTTTACCCTCAAAACATTCCTTAAGACTTGGTATAAAACATTCAAAAAATCCACCTTCCTTTAGATATCCGATGCCATCATCGTTAACAATATTATAATCAGTAAATACTAAATCAGCGCCAGTATTTTGTGCCACCCTCAACTCTTTTTCTATACACATTGGTTCTATCCAGTCATCACTATCAACCACAAGAAAATAGTCACCCTTAGCCAGTGTCATAGCAATGTTTCTCGCTTTTGCTATACCCGAATGTTTAATTTTTTTATACACATCAACATTCTCTTTAAATAAAACCGTATTATCTTCCGAACCATCATCAACCAAAATTATTTCATAATCCTTACATGTTTGTCTCTTAATACTTTCTAAACACTTAGAAAGATATTTTTCCGAATTATATGTGGCTATCAATACGCTTATTAATGGTTTCATATTATTTTCCAGACCGTGCCCTATCCCACACATCATCCCAGAAATTATCCAGATGTCGGTCCCGTTTGTATTTATCTCTTATCTTATTTGCCCATGGTGGATCAGCAAATGGTCTCTGTCTTATTCCTTCCATTGGGTCTTCAAATTCAACTTTTGGTTCTGGTTCTTTTTCTTTATTTTCTAAGGGCACACCTCTCTCTAGTGTTTGTTCTGGAACCGTCTCGTCATCTTCAGGAAAAGATTCCGGTGGCAATGATACCCCTAAATCAGGTATGGGTTCGGACACCTCAACGCCACAAAGTGTACACTTCATTCTTATTTCTAGAACACCGTTATGTGCTCCTAACATAGACTTATCACTACTAAATAGGTGATGTCCCGTAGAACACCCCTGGACTATACTGCTTTCTTTTACTATTGGTTTGTTTATGTCATTATCCATTGAATATTTGTTCCCATTTTTTAGCACATTTTTCCCAATCGAATGTCTTTTTCGCACATCGCGTAAGACGTTTTCGCATTGGCTCAAACTGCCTAGGGTTTTTAAAATATTTGACTATCTCATTGACAAAAAATTGTTTCCGTTCTTCTTCTTGGACACCGTAATCTCGACCCGATGCCACGTCTACAGTCCAATTATCATATGTCTTGTCTGAATGACTAATAATACCCTCTTTTAAGAATTCTCCCTGAGCAAAGGCATCTGTAGTCACCGGGATTACGCCGGCAAGTATGGCCTTCGTTCCCGAGATAAAGCCGATCTCGAAAAATTCACTTGGATATAACATAAGTCCAGATTCTAGATATTGGTCAACAATGGCATCCTGAGAAATCATATCTCCACTCTCTTTCTCCATTATACCACATTTTTTTAATTTTTCCATCTTTTCTACTGCTCTCCTCTTCCATTCTATCATCTTTTCATCATTTGCAAACTCACCATCCCAAACTCTAAACCCATAGTTCCATCTAAACTTTAATTTTGGCTTCAAGTCATCTGACAACGCATCATAAACACGTTCTATAATTTCCATATTGGTCAGAAGACTTCTGTCCGGAGAAGAGGTATTAATAATTTTATATGGATTTCTTTTTACTACAATTGCCCTTTCTTCGAACTTGCCAATATCTAGTCCGTGGGGTATAATCATAACCTTTTCATCCGGGATGTTCGAACAGTAATCTCTGTGTGCCCTACTCTTAAACATGACCTTGGTCACCCTTGCAATACGGTCTGGAGTAAATTCTTGCGGCGGGATAACGTCATGCATATCTACAAGAATAATGTCGGCATTGATATCATAATCTAGAGGTTTGGGATGTCTCCAAAGAATAACTACATCTTGTTTATCACGATAATTCCAGGCAGCAAATGGAAGCCATTTAACTCCATCGATAATCTTTTCATTAGTGCCAATATTGGCGTATATTTCTACATTCCATCCATCAACTGCCCATCTCTTTGCTAATTGAATAATCGCTTCTTCTGAACCACCAACCCCTTTTGTTTTAAAGGTATCTGCGTCCCATTCATTTTCAGTATATGAACAATAGATAGCCACGTCCTTACCAGACGAGGTTTGTTTTACAAAATGTCTGTTGCGCAGATTAACAATTGCAGGATAATACTTCATATCCGGTGGAACAGAATCTAATAATTTTTTAAGTTCCTTTCTGTCAGTTATAACCTGCGCCTGTTTATATACCTTATTAGCGGCATCAAACTTCCTAACTTCAGGGGCAAGACTTTTGATAAGTCTCTTTACCCTTTTTGAGTCAGGATATACTTTAAGTGCCATCTTTAGGTTTTTAACTGCATCCTTGGGTCTTAAAAGTTTTAGATAGGTTTCGGCCAACAACATCCTTGGAAGATAGTCATATTCCCTAGGATTCCAGGCTATCTTTTCATCGGTAGATATCTTTTTGGTAAATCCATCTTCTAACATCTCTTTGGCAGCCCTGAACTTTCCCATTTTCATATAAATGTTTCCCAAACCAAAGTATGAATCTGGATACCACGGTCTTAATGCTAATGCCTCTAATTCTGATTGTAACGCCCGGGCATAATCACCTGTATTCGCATAAGCCACGGCAAGTCGGTGCCACGCAGTAAATCGTTCCTCTTCGGAATTTGACATTCCAAGAAAATCAAGATATAATGGGATTGTATCATCAAATTTTCCTTCACTTAAATAACAATTAGCTAGGTTCCAGTAAATTCTAGGATCATTAGGATGTTTCTTAAATGCTGTTTCAGATATCTCAGTATTTCTTGCCAAGGCCCTATCTAATCTAGCGCTATCAGTTAAATGAATCACAACCATATCTTTGTTAAGATCGGTCATAATCTGACGTTGAGGAGTAAAATCTTCATGAAGTTCTGCGTCATTCCATCTCACGCATCCGTCGTTTTTTAGAACACGACTCTTGGTATGTTCTGTATCTAACTTCCCATATTCATCATAATGGTAATTATATACCAGATTCAGAACGTCTATTGCCTCTTCCTTCATTCTGACAGTAAGATCTCTTAAAAGTTGTGGATTTTTCCATACGTCATCGGAATCGGTCCAAACAATATAATCAAAATCTTTCGAGACTTGAGCAAAGTTAAAATTCCTTGCATCAGCAAAGTTTTTATTCCATTCAAAATAAGACACAATAGCCCCATATTTTTTGGCGATTTCCTCACATTTTTCATTATTCCCAGTAATTGTCAAAAAAATGGAATCCACATATTTTGCCAACCCCCCCGTTTTCTTAAGGTCAATGTTCTTATGTTCTTCTAGAAGTTGGGACTTATTTACGACACCGCCAAGACATCTATCTAAAAGACGCGCCTCTTCATCGGTAGGAGTCACTATCATACAAAGTGCTATTTTAGGTTTGCTCATATTATATCTTGCGTGGCACAACAAACTGGGGGAATGCCTTCATAAACCAGGTCCATTCTGCTAATTCTTCTTTGGTCATTGGATTCGATTGAGAAAGAATTGACGGATCCGTTACCAACATTTCAAATCTTCTCATTAAACTTTCTGGAAATTTAAATACCAATCGTTGTCTCTGTTCTTTATCTGCCGCATATTCATTGGCGGCAAGTTCTCGCTTTTGAGTCATAATTTGTTCAAAGACCCTCATTTCCGCTGGATACTTTTTCTGATATATTTCTATGATAGCACGGATAAGATGTTGTCTTTCAGATTCGTGCCGGTGTCTTGATATAAGACTTGAAAAAACCTCACGAAAAATAGCATCAGAAAATTCTGGTGCTACTTCTTTTTCAGATAATGAATTTTTCTTGTTCATTTTATATTCAGTTAGTTGCCTTAACTATTTTATATTATGGGGACAAACGCCACCATTTCTAGCCCTACCAAGATTGCAGTTGTAACATTGGACTTGATATGTATTTGGAAATCCTAGTTTTATTATTTTACGGTATGTCTGGGTACTATTTCCTCCACTATTTCTTTCCTTATGGCCATCATTGTTAACATGGTCAATGGTCAAAAATCCTTCATTAGTTTCAATACATCCTTTACAATTACATTGTCTACCATAATAATCAAAAACGGTCTTTTTAAGAGTCGCCCTATAATCACGTAATCTTTGTGCATTGTCTCTATACCATTTATCTTTATATTTTTTATAATATTTTCCATTTTTTTCAAGCCATTTATGATTATTCTCTTTATACCTATCTTTATTTAAAAGATAGTGCTGGTGTTTATACTCTTTCCTATCCATTAATTGTTTTCAATGTATACTCAGCAAAACCACATTGAATAGTAATGCCGAGTAAACAATTAATTAAGTTAATTATTCTACTTCATTATTGACGTTAGTCAATATCAACAATTTTGTTACTACCATTTCTGGCGGTTATACATTTCTGTATAACTCTATATATCGCTATATAGTTCGGACTATCCCATTATCCTATTAGGATATGCCTATTATAGTCTCTGAACGTCTCCTTGCGGATTTCGCTGCGGATTGTCTCACTTGAGAGTTTCCCGCAATTTCAGGCATTTGCTATATAACCTCTCGGTTATATGGGCCTTAAGTTATAAACTAAAGCCATTGTGATACCAGTTGCTGTTTCTGTTCTTAACCTCAAGGGTCAAGTCACCAACAACCGCTCTAAAGTCGTAGTCTCCAGCCCTTTGCAGGGTTGTGTCAACAAACGGTCTTCGAAGATATGCTATCTTCAACTTCTCAGGACGAACTGCCAATACTTTACCAATTAGAGACGTAGAATCACCTGATTGCTGCACGTATCTGTGATAATGTATGGCTAACCTTCCAAATGATGTGCTATATACGTCAATCGTATTAAGGATTGTCGTAGCGTCTACGGTCACCAGGGTATTAGACTTGCTGGTAAACTCATCGATCGCATTTCGTAAGAACGAACCTACGAAAAGATCAGTCGCCACATCACCATTTGAGTTATCCATGTTGTCCTTCATTATTCCGTTAAGAATTGAAGTTGAGAACACGGTTCCTGAAGCGTGAGCGGAAAAGTTAGTTGAGCGAGAAATCGCTTCTAAAATACCCGTTAATGGACTTTGTCTTCATCCTCTTTCGAAGAGCATCCTGTAAAGTCTCTACACTTGCCCGAGACAACCTTTTAAGGTCCTTGTCTCTGCTAGCACGGCGTCCCTGGGAGGTTCACCGTTTTAGGGATGTTTTAGATGAGCAGTTTTTTTAGAATGCGAATTTGTTAGAATTGCTTGAGAATTCGTTTTTAAACGATGACAGTTAGGACAATATGTTTTCATATTATCTATATCAGTTATTTTTAATGGATTTATCTTTCTTGGTTCAATATGGTCAACTTCCATGATTCTTTCATCGTGGAATAGACACATATTTTCTGACAAATGCCACCAACAATTTTCCGTACACCGGCATGTATAATTATCTCTTTCAAGAACAATTTTTTTCCAATATGTGGCAGATATACCGCCTTTCCATCTTGGATGATTTTTCCCAGATATTTCGCCCTTTTTAAAGGAACTCTTAGGTAGTGGGCGATTTTTAATATAACAATTCCAACACGTCTTAGCTTTGTGTTTTTTTATTATGCCCCCACAATTAGGACATGGTTTCGGAGTGGCCATACTTCATTATACCATAAATGAAGAAGTTTTTCAATACCACTTCGTAGTTTACTCATCTTTGGAACGGTACCGGATTGTCCAGAAACAAGGGTTGAACGAACCAAGTCAAACTCGGCTGCATTTCCCCATTCTGCTAATGCTTTGGTTGTCTGTCTAGCCAACTCATCTTCACCATAATAGTGCTGAACAAGTTGCTGCGTCCTGTCTACCTTGAAAGGAATAGCAATTTTTTCTACAAGGTTCGTTACTAACGTAGTTGTAGATCTTGCAAGATTGGTAAAATCTTCGGCTTCTGCAACCGCTTGAGATGCCGCCGTTCTTAGCGTATCTGTTAGTGTTGAATGAACGGTGCTAATTGCAACGTTCTTACCAAGATTTGAAAGGAACCAATCCTCTCGGGCAGTCAGAATTTCAACCAAACCCAGGACATCCTGTTTTATAGCTGTATCACCGTAACTTCTTAAAATTTCATCGGCCACGGTATTTGATTAGATCTGACCTATAGATGCAGTCCAAGGGCTTTAACGAGGGCAATTTTGTCTTCCTCTTTACCGCTTTTTAGGATTTTTGCTCCTAAATCCTGAACTTTCTTTTGGTCAAACCCAATTCTGTTACTTGATGTAACCACCGGACTTTTCTTAGACTCTTCCTTTGCCTTGGCTTCGGCTAAAGACTTTAAGGGTGACTTTTCGAAGGCTTCAAGTTGAGAGATGCCTTTTTGTTTTGCAACAATGGCTACCTCTTCCTGAACTTCAACTGCGTAAGGATATTTTGCAAGAAGATCGGAACGATCAAGTCGTGACTTGAGTTCTTCGACTTCGGCGCTATTTTTATCAATGCGCTTATCCTCCACGGGGGGTTCAGGTTGGTCAGATTTCTTAACAGGAGCCTCGACTTTCGCCGGTGCCTTTCCTGTAAGTGTATCAGCCCAAAATTTCTTTGCTTCTTCTACTGTTTTACCCTCACTCGATGCCCACTTAGTTACAAACGAATCGTAAAGTTTGGCATCTTCTCTAGTCTTAGCGATAGCTTGATCGCCGACAAGACTTTTTAGGTTAGCAAGTGTCTTTTTGACGTCATCGATATTGTCGAATTTCCGTCCAAGTGCACCTTCAACCAATGATAATACCTCCTTATTTGGGTCGGTAGTTGAAGAAGAATCTTTCTGGGTAGAAACATCTGAACCAGAACCTACCTTGACGGGTTCCTCTTCTGGAGGTTCCTGAGGTTCGGTAGGCTTTTGCAATGCAATAGCCTCTGCAACTCTCTCCTTAATTAAGTCGTCTAAAGAAAGTTCTTCTTCGACTTCCTCAACTTCGGGGGTGTCGGTTTGATTAGGTTTGTTTTCTACTTCCATTTTTATATGCAATAATAGTTGATACTATAATTGCTTTAAAAAAGACCTAGTTACGGATTTTTCGACCTACACAAGTTTTAACTTGTTGTCAAATCCCCTAGGCAGCGCACGCTCCCTAAGGCATCCGGCAACTATTTCTCTTCTCTATATAGAGAATCTGTATCGGCAGACTTATGTTTTTCAAGTAATTTTCTACTTACATCTCCATCTGATATATAAGCACCTATCAATAATTCTATTTTCTCAAGATATTCTGAGGCAATTGTTCTAGATTTGACTTCTATTGCGGCCTTTTTATCAGATGATACATCAATCGTTCTGGCATCTGTTAGACCCCTTATCATACTATCAATAATAGGTTTAACAAGGTCCACCCATTCACCAGATGCCATAAAATTCCTTGCTCTATCGCCAAGGTTAATTCTGTCCTGGTGTTCTCGTGCCTGTTCTGTAGTCATCTGTTTTTATTATACCACAATTTGTGGATATTTTCAATACTACTTATATGATTTAACCTTTTTGTTCCCAGCCTTTCTTGCTGCCGCTAGGGCGATAGCAATAATTTGTTCTCTTGATCGAGGCTTACCACCGGCACCACGGGCCCTACCTTTTTTAAGGTTATCCTTAACAAGTTCTCTTATGTTTTCACTGACATTACGTGTTAACGGCATATTATTTTTTCTTATTCTTTTTTTTACCCTTTTTCTTGCCGACCTTTTTTACTTTTTTCTTATTCTTTTTCATATTATTTTTTTCTTTTTGATTTATATTTTCCAACCGTATTATTTTTTGGTTTCCTTTTCACTTTATTTTTTCTTTTTCGACCACCCACGAAACCGCTCGTTCCCTCGTCTCCGTAGGTCTCTAAAATGTTATCTGCCATATTATTGTATTGGAGAGACTCCTCCTGGTAGTCCTCCGGCCATCCCTCCGCTTATCTGAGGCGCAGAAGCGCCCAATTGTGGTAATCCACTGGCATTTGCAAATGTCGTTCCCTCTGTTGGGGTACCAGAAGCCGCTTCTTTCATCAATCTTCCTGCCTGCGTAGCCTCTGCAGATAATGCCGGGATAACTGGTTCTTTTAAGAAGAACTCACCCTTTAATCCCATATAATTTAGGATCTCCCTCATAATTGCATCCGTATCTAGTCGTGAGGCCACAGGCAATCTAGAATATGCGATCAACATGTCTTTTAATTGTTGTACCGCAACCACCCGGTTAAATCTTTCATCAGTGATAGTCACATCAACATCAATGCTTTCATCAAATATTCCCCTAAGATACGTAACAAATCTCTGTTTCCCCATCGCACTAAGTGTCTTTTTCTGTTTTGCCTTAAATAGATTTATCTCTTCATCCGTAGGAACAAATCCGCTATTTTCAATATAATTTTGTTCATAGGCATCTGTTCTCTTTTGAATAATATCGTTATCTATTGCCTCAAGAAATGCCGGTTCTCCTGTTATTCTTACAATATCCGCAGGTTTCAAAATACTCTCCATCATTGGAATATATTGTCTAGTAATGAGTCTTTCAATTAAGAACCCCATACCTTCCTGAATAAGAACAAAGGTATCACGGATATTTCTATCCTGTGTAAGGGTTGCAGTAGCCGAGGCAGAGGCCCTGCCGGCCTCTCCACGATTGATATCAAATGCTCCCGTAACCCGGTCAGAATAAAGGTTAATTTTATCTTCGTCAGTATAAGATGATGCTCGATAGTCTTGAACTTGTAATTGTTTAACGTCTCGGTTAATATCTGTAACGGGTAACGCTCCTCCAGCCACTATAGAACTCATGAGATCTGGTGTTAACCCGCCACCCTTACGAATTAAAAAGATGCCGTTCTGAAGAATCAAACTGTTATTTTTTCGCGTATTGACTACCTGATTAGTATACTCTTGCAAACCAAATAACATCTCAGCTATCCCACGGCCGAACCATCTGCCATCTACCCGCTTATACCACCCTTCTTCATATGGTTTAATACCATCTTCTCTTGGATTCTCTCTTATGAGATGAATAACGTTGGCACCCCCAGAACCAGAAGCGATGATGTGTCCATTGATCCATATGTCTTCATCTTTATAATTCTTAGTAACCCATGATTTTTTTATTTTTCCCCATCTTTCCCATACCTCAATATAGGGCACCTTACCCCGACTACTTCCCCACACATCTGGAACATTAGGGACAATCGTTGAAAAAGTTACATAATCTAGATTTTTCCAAACGCCCTTATAGGTATCAAAATCCGCCTCTGTCATAAAACTTCTCTCTACAATAGACGGCGCATCTTGAATACTATCTACTGCCGGATCTATCCAAATATTTAAAAGATCGACAATCTTTGATTTAATTATTTTCCGGCCAGTATGTCTATCTATATCTTCAAATGTTTTAATAACAACAGTCCCATCTCGGGCCAACACCCTGGTAAAATCATTAAGCAACTGGCCAAATTCCATCTTCTTCATGTAATTAAGAATAATAGAACGCACCATTATCGCGACCCGAACTGCACTTGGAGTACCTGGCTGTATCAAAATATCTTTCGTGTCTAGGTCGATACTTTTTACCACAGATTCAACTGACCATTCTGTCAATGGTACCCACGTTTTATCTTCGCCGGTTGTTTCATCCTTTGGAACATCAAAAATTCCGTAATAAAACTTACGAGCCTTTTTAATCACATTTCTCATTAAATAAGAGATTCTGTCTGTAAGATATACAGATTCGTCGTCCCATGCCGCCTTTTCCTGGTTTATTGTTTCAATTGCTTCCTGTTCAAAAGAATCAGGAATATATCCAGTAAGTTTCGGTCCTATATAAAAATTGTCTCCGCCAAACATATTAGGCATAATTTTTAATGATAATTTTTCCTAGCCGCCATAAATATTAATTGCTGTTCTGAATCAGGGGCCTGTTCTTTTTCTCTCATATTTAATATGCCAGTTTCCCAATTTGATTGTGCCTTAAGAGAATCATTTATTCTTCCATATTTTCTGAATACATCCGTAAGCATTCCTTCTGATAAAACATTCAAAAAGTCTTTTGGTAAATCAGGAATATCAGTAGTGACCTTTAATTCACCCGGCCTCTTAATCCAATACATATGCAAATTGGCATTTCCGACAACCACGTCATCAGTGCTACATGGAACTGGAGCAATCCACACGGAACGATCTTTGAACCAATACTTAGGGTCACTAGAACTAAATTCTGAATTAATATCCGCATCTAAAATAGTGGGAGTGGGTATTTGTTGTAAGGATATCGGATCGGCAACCCGCCAATCATTACTACCACCGCTATAATTTATCTCGATTCTTTGCATCTTTATCATTCCTCCACCGTATGTAGTTGTAGCATTGTCCACTGGAAGAACGTATTCTCTTTGATCAGCAACTAAATCCGTAAAAGAAATTTCAGCATACAAATCTTCATTTAAGTCAACCAACTCCCTAACCATAAGAAGGTAGTATTTATTGGCTAATCTTAAAAGATTGGCGTCGGTAAGAGTGGTACTGTCTTTCCCCGAAATATAACGGACATCGGAAAAAACATTGTCGAGGGTTTGATAACTTGCGGCCATAGTTCACTAAATAGTTAGATGATATCTATTCATATTATACCATAAATACTTATGTTTTTCAATACTAATTAAATCTACTTACTCTGGGTCTCCATATTCTAGATGAACCGAGACTGTCTTCCAATGGTTCGTCATTTAATTTCCAACACGCTAAAGCAAGACTGTTGACACAATCATCTTTCTTTGATGAACCATAAATTAGGTTTTTACTTGGAGAAAAATGATAAGTAAAAGATCGTAATTCATTGATTAATTGAGGTATTCTTGGGATTGTAATTTTTTTTCTATCAAATAGAATACCTAACTTATCTATTAGCAATGTTTTACTTTTATTTGTATATACAAAATCCGTATCAACATTAACCCCCATAGTCGCCAAGTCCTCAGAAAAAATATTGCCACCCGTACCAGAAGCATCAAGAATGATTTCTGCACCATTATATTTTTCTGAGATATCTTTAACTTTATTTCTCATAAATTCCCAAGACAAACTATTCACTCTATAAAAGGCCACTAATCTATGGGTCATTCTGTCAATAACCGAGATGACGGTAAAGTCTTCTACTTTAGCAACGTCAACACCTAAGAAATATAAATGTCCAGTTCTTGGTTCGTCACTCCAGTCATTGACGTCTTTTATTTTTATAGTATCATCAACGCATGCCTCAAAATCTTTAAATCTTTGGCCGGCACCCTCTTGAAAACAAGCAAGATACTCCTGTTTCCAAACATCTGGTGGGGTAGATGCCTTGATAGATTTTAACTCTTCAACCGAAATAGCCGACGGATTATTTGTTCCAATAATATTTCCATCCATATCCTCTAACGCGGTTGGCGCCATAAAAGAAACATATCCCGGATTTTCTATTCTTCCTTCTGGTGTTCCCTTCAGATAGGCATCAAAAAACCAATTAAACCCAAATGGATTTGAAATAAAAAATGCTCTTCCTTGTTTATCCATTAAATTTGGTCGAATATATCCATCCCAAATTCCATTATCTAATCGCGACGCCTCGTCAATAATCGCTAAGTCCAATCCCTTACCTAATAAACCTGCCGGATTTTCCCCCGTCTTAGTCCATAACTTAGCACTAGTAGTTCTGTTTTCTATAATATGTTCGTGTTTGTTTACTCTGAATGGACCCTCGTCTCCCCCAAAATGTCTATCTATCCATAGTTCAAGATATTCCCAAATACGACCAGTAAGGTCATGAGTGGGAGCAAGAATCCAGACCGCATGGTCTGGTATAAATAATTCTCTTAACGCTAGATAGGCAGCCAAAATAGTTTTTCCAACTCTTTTCCCCCCTACTACAACTGTGAATCTATCCTGATTCTTTAAGATGTCTTTTTGTATTTCATGAGGATAGAACCCTATCTGTTGTTTTATTTTGCCAAGATCTATTTGTTTCACTATGCCTTACCTATTTTTAATTCTTCCATTTCTAGACGACCCAACCTATGGTCCTGTTCCGGGAAATCTTCATCTGATTCCTTATAAATAGTATCAACAATTTCTCTCACCTTAGTTTCAGTCTGGATTTTATCAGTAAACATTGCCTGAGTCTTCCCCATTAATTCCAGCAATCTTGTCTTCTCATGAATAGAAGACCCAGAATCATTATAAAGTTTTAGCATCTCCTTTTTAACAAAATCGGGAGTAATATCCTCAAAAGTCATAGCCGCTACTAAATCAGGGGCCTTGACTCTTATCCTTCTCAATACTTGATTAGCCAAAGCAGAAACTCTCGCTGCTTCTAGTCTTGGGTTCCCATAGTCTTTGACTTTATAAACCCCCCTATATGCTTCCTGCATACTTCCAGTAGTAGAAAGCATCATCATAAACTTTCTTTCCTTAAGAGTGACCCTATTCTTTCTTTTAGCCGGATTCCACGGATCCCACGGTGGGGTCGTTCCCTTCTTAGGGACATATCCCTCCCACTTTCCTGTTACCTCATTAAATGTGGCCGAAGTATTCATTATTTTTGGCTTCTTTTCTTCTGGTTTAAAAAGCGGAAGTTGTTCCGTATCTATAGCATTTTTTGCACCTTCTATAACTTTAGGCGTAGCCTCCCCATTATTTTTTTCTTCTTCCACTATTATGCCGTTGTTATTATTTTCATCCATATATCATTAATTATAACACATTTAAACTCTTTTTTCAATAGCAGTTATACTGCGATTGACGACCGTAGAACGGTCTTCAATACTTATAGAAGTAGTAGAGACACTAATTCTCTGGTGCCCAGACCATTTTTCTACTTTTATTTGTATATCTCCACATTTATCACACTTCCAAATACACAAAACCCCCAAATATGTGGGGTAGACTCCCGCTCTTTCATAATTATGTATTTTATGAAGCGGGCTCCATACATAAGTCCGGACTTCTCCGTCCGACATGTTTATATTTAGCGCATTTATGGCTTCCAGTACGGCCTTGGCGAAATTGATCCCCTTCCTTATTTATTAGGCAAACCCGCCTACCTTCATTTTCTGCTGAAGTTTTCTCAATCCCTTCTTAAATGTCTTTCTCTTTAATAACGGGCCAAAAGCTCTTTCTTCATCCCCAAAATTACTTCTTATTGTTCCATGTATGATTCTTGGAGCCCTACCCAAGTAATTTTCACTCTCCTTAAGAACCCCTTCCTCGGAAGGAACGGGAGAGTAATCAAAACCCGTTTGTGTTTTCCGTATTCTTGTTATTATTTTTTTATTAACTCCGATAGGCATGTTCGCCATATTATTTTCCAGCGCAATTATATATTCTTATTATACCATATTCCGCCATCATTTTCAATATCTAAAAAGGGGAGAACATCTATAACGTGTTCAAGTACACTAGATATTCTCCAAGGTCTCTTCTCGTATCTCACGCGGGCCAAGAAGTAGTCACTTTATTATACCACGTTTCCGCCACTTTTTCAATATTTCACTAGTATATGATTATATACATGTACACAACCTGTTATGTAAGACTGAGGAAGATTTTTGAGAGAGGGAGGCCCATAACCCATACACGTTTCCCGAATCGAACCGAGGACAGTGGATGAAATAGGATTTGAGGATTTTGCTATAGAGTGGTGCCTGTTCTTTTCTTTATATGGGGGGGGGTGTATGTGATTGACAAAGCCATAGTAGGCAGGCGACTATGAATATGGATAGTCGCGTGTCTGCTAGTCGACAGACACGAAGTTAACAAGTAAATACATATGCACAAGCGTAAGTTCGAGGATCACGACTGGGGCATTACAGCCCTTGTTGTGTTTGCGGTAATGACCACGCTTGCATTGCCCCCCTTGGCCATCTTCTGGGTCATATTCTACTTCCTACTTAATAAAGGAAAGAAGTAACCCACCGCCGCTCAGGGCCTTTATGGGCCTTGGCGGGGGTGTAGTCGAACCCTAATAGTACATAGCGACAATAGAATATGGATACAACAGATCACATGTGTATATGTGGCGACCTAAAGTCTCAGCATGTCGACGGCTTAGGACCGTGTATCATCCCAGAATGTGGGTGCAAAGAGTTCGGCCGGGATTACGAACTGGAAGACATAAATAAGATACATCGGGAACTTACCGAGGAATAGCGGCCACGCCTAGCGCCTTTACGGGCGTTAGGACGTGTCTACTAAGACACGACAATTATAGGATTGCTAGTATCCTTAACAATTAGATATGACGAAAAAGATGGTGGAACTTACAAAGAAACTGGCTAATCTATTACAAGATGAAGTTAATTTGGGCATGAAACTTATGAAAGAACGTGTGGAGATTGAGAAAATAGCAGATGAGAATGCCCGGATTTGTACAGAGATTGAAAAGATTAATACAGAAATAAAGCAGGAACTTTTTGGAGATAAGCCAGCGGAAATAAACGGGAAGATAGTAGACGAGATAGTTCACTTGGCATAGTATATCGCCGTTTGGGACCCGGAACTAGCACGGGTTTCAACGGGGATGCATTATCCCACTTAACAACTGTGCTAGGACAGTGCTATAATTATGTCACAACGACAGATAGAAGTGTACGTGCAGAAGTTAGTAGCCAAAGGTTATAGAGTGACACGCTGGGCCGGTCAGAAGGCCAGTAAGAGAAGGACAGCGTAGTCTAGTCTGCCGGCCACATTCCTAGCGTGTGGCCCGCTGGCATCTGTTCATCAATTCTGGTGAACAGATAATCAGTGTTGTGTTGGGCACTTTAAAAACATGGAAAGAGAAGCGATTGAGTCTTTTGAACATAAGGGATTCAAGATCAGTATCTATCAGGACGAATCTTATGACCAAAGTCCAAGCGATTGGCATGACGATAATCTGTTCTTGGTGCATTATCACCGTGATTTTGATGTCCGTAGAGATGACATAATCACGAAGGAAGATTGCGAAAGAAAAGCTGAGGGTGAAAGGATACCGCAGGACAAGAAGTATCATTTCTTTCCGACTAAGGCATATATCCACAGCGGAGTAGTGCTAGCGTTGGAAGAGAGTGGTACAATGTTCCCAGATGAGCGATGGGATGTCAGCCGCATAGGTCATGTTTTGGTTAGCAAGAAAGAAGCTAAAACCAGAAAAGTGGCATATAAACTGGCATCTGGACTCATTGAGGAATGGAATTCCTGTCTATCTGGTGATGTGTATGGATTTACGGTAACAAAGGATAATAAATGCAAGACCTGTGGCCATGTAGAAACAGAGATTCTGGATTCTTGTTGGGGATTCGTCGGAGATATGGAAGATTGCAAGAAAAAAGCAATTGTGGCTGCCATTGTGGCTGCCGAGGGTATTGTTCCAGATAAACAACTTAAGTTAGCGTTGTAATTCCACGCTTGGCTCATTATTCCCAGCACAATAATGAGTCAGCATGGGACTATAATGTCCCAGTTAACAAAAAGACCATGAAGAAAACAAAGCTTCAGGTCTTGACCTTCAGGAGTGAATCCAAATCACGCCCGGGTTCATTCTATAAGGTGATGCGGCATGGTGATGGCCTCTGGTCTTGCCGACGAGAAGACAATGGCTATCCGTGCAAGGGCTGGATGTGGCGCAAAACCTGCGACCATATCGTAAGGTGTCGCCAGAAGGTTAAGAAGAGCTAGCAGACACGCATCCCGAGACAGATAAAGGCTATCTCGGGGAGCGTGGCTACAAGCCACGGTGAACCTTACAAACTGGATATGGACTGGAAACAGAATTACAAGAAGTATGACTACACCAATCAGCGACCTGCAAAAAGGCAGGTTAGAGAAAATCGTTATAGAGAATAATACCTATAACCGATTTTATGAGGTCAAGCATTCTGAGGTAGATTCAACTCTGGTTGCCAGAAACCATAACGATATACTCGCTTCGGAAGCGGCAAGAAAAGCCGAGAATAAACTATCCGAGGATAATAAGAAAATCCTAGATGCCTTGGAAAGTAAGAATTCAAAGGCGTTAGATGCTTTAAGGAAGGAACAACAGGCGGAATATGATGCAGTAAGGGATACACAAAGAAAAGAAGAAAATACCTTAAGCACTAAAGCAAAGCAGTTAGAGAGTAAACTGCAAAAGGCCGGCCTGACAGAAGAGTATGTTTATGGTAGTTATGATTCTGATAGGAAAATCTGGACACCAGATGTCAACAGATTCAAGGATGCGTATGTAGCTTGGATGAGAGATTTAAGAGCCCAGATTATTACCGCCACTTCGGCGGAGGAAGCCAAGAAATTGGTTGACGAATTTCTGCTCAAGTAAATTAACTAGATTCTGATTCCCAGTTCCGTGTCCAGTTTGTAGGGTTCACAATAATAGTAGGGTGATTGCTACTTAACAAAATTATGATAGTAAAAAGAAGCCAACTATTCTTTAAACACGGCTATCAGTTGCTACCAATAACCCCCGACCAAGCAGAAAATTTGGAACTTAACGAGCAGGCATATTGTAAGGCAACACCCGATAGCCCCGCTTGCCCAGTTGTAATTACAAAGTGTTTTGAAGGGGCAGAAAAGTTTGAAGTTGATGTTGAAGTTAGCGTTATTTACCGATAGTTGCTAGTGCCGATAATTTGTTCAATCACCAGATTGTCAGCACTACGGAACTATTGAGTTCCAAGTAGTTTAACAACCTTGAATAGCGGCAAGGTGGATAAATTATGGGTAAAAATCTGTGCGGCAAAACCGTAAGCCGTGAAAACGCTTATGAAGTTTGGCAAAGCAGAGATGGTAGTTGGACTTGGTATGTCCTCAAGAAGTGGCAGGCAGATGATGACAAGCCGTATGCCCGATGGTTCTGTGATGTAGTTACTCCGATTGTCCCCGAAGGAGAAATGGGAGATGTCTATGTCAAAGAAATCAAAGAGAATGCGGTTAGGATAAAACCAGAACCAGAATATCTGAAAAATCCTTGTCCCGTATGTAAAGAGGAAATGATTGGACTTCATCATCATGAGGATAAGACATTGCCCGAAAATGCTAAAGACATAATTATGTCTGACCTCGGATTAACCGAGGATGAAGCAGAGAGAGCAATAGAGGATTTCCAATGACCAAGTTCTATTGCGACAAGTGTAGCAAACCTATCCCGAAAGTAATCCGTTGCACTTTCACTATCCGCGACCCACGAAAGGTTTATGCCAAAAGCAAAAGAACCTTCATTCAGACCCAACATATTGAGGTCTGCAAAGGGTGCATGTTGAAGTTAAAGAAGGTAATGGAGATAGGTTAGTCCTTACCGAATATTAGTCCCACCGCTATACTAGTGTTCGGGATAGGGCTAATTGCCCTAAACAACCTGTTATTGACAGCTAATACCTGTCTATGATAGGATAGAGAAGGAATGTTCTCTGAAAACTGGATATAACAACTGAATTGGCGGACAATTATATGTCAACAAGATGTCAGATTGGGTTTATGAAGGATAATGAAAATCCCAATAAACCAGAAATACTTATCTATCGTCATAGCGATGGATATCCCGAAGGAGTGAAGCCAGCAATGGAAGCATTCTTTCCGAAATTCCTTAAAGAGCGAGGTGCTAATGACCTTGAATATATGGGGGCACAATTCTTGGCCTCTATGATTCACGACATGCAGAACTGGTCTAAAACTTTAGACAAAACCAGCACCAGAACTTGGGAATTTCTGGGATACGGAATTTGTGGCGACAAAGAATTCCACGGAGATATTGAATTCTACTACACTATCAGACCTGCCGATGACGAGAAGGCAGAGAAAGACGTGTTTCATCGGGTCAATAAAGTGATAGTAGATGTGTATGAGCCGATAAAGGACAAGGACTTTGAGGTTGAGGACTTTAAACTGCTTGGAACTTGGGAGTTTGAAGCCGAAAAAATAGAATTGAAAGCCAGTAAAACGGAGGTATTAGACCCAGAGGAATGTCCCGAGTGTGGAAGTTGGAATGGACACAGCAGTTCCTGCGTCAAAGCAGAGTAATCCCGCCATTTTCAGTCAGTTGTATCCAGTTTTCAGGGTATATCCCTGATTAACAATTGGATTTGGTGCTTCAACCTGTCCCAGAATCTGGATAGACCTCATAAATCTGTCTGGATTCCTTCTTGGCATTTGAAGTTAAACGATTTGAAGAGGGACGATAGACGAGTCGGCCGATTCAGTTGTGAAACCATAAAAACCGTCAATAAAAGGCGGTTTTTGTGTTGATCAAGTTGGGTAGTTGCAACTTAACAAATTATGAAGCAGTTAATTAAGCGCGGACTTCGCAAATGTTATACCTGCCACAAGATAAAGAAGTTGAAAGAGTTTTATCCCGACTCAACCAGACCTTGCGGAATAGGATACCGGTGCGAACCCTGCGGAAAGAAGTTGTATTACGCTTGGGGACTGAAAAAGAACAAAATTGATGCCGAGAAACGCAAACTAGCCAAAATTAAAAAGGAAGACCCTCTAAAATGGTGGCGTAAAGATGTAGGAAACTGGTAATTACTTGGACTGCCAAGTTATTCAACTACTAATTTGGCCGTCCTATGGAGTTACTTAACAAAGAAACGAGGGGTGAGATTTTTCTCACCCTAAAATCACCCTAAAAGTGGGATGATACCGATTCAGTTAATTGACAGAATAGTCAAATAACCGAATCAGACCACTCAAAAGTGGGATGATAATACATGGAACAGTAGGATTTTTGTCAAGTTTTAGGATTTGTCAAGTCCCTATTTATGTGGGAAAAAGTGATATTGTTCCACATACCCGAACCAATTTTGACCTACCCAAAGTGTGTTATAATATGTTGAGGTTTTAAGCCATTATTTAGTGGTCATTTAGGGCTAAATGTGTTGTAATATGTAAATGTGGGAGGATTAATTGACATTTTGACAGGTTTTTGGAAGTTTGCGGGGGGAAGCCCCACCGGATTGAACCGAATTGAACCAAAACGCCCCGTTTTCACTCTGTTTTCACTCTGTTTTTACCTCCGTATTACCCTCTAAAATCGTCTAGGACAAGAGTAATTACCATAAATGACCTTATATGCTCTTATTGATGAATGATAGTGGCGGAAAGTGTTAAATAATGGTATGGATATATTACCCCGATACGGAAATAGACCATAGATAGACGGATTTATAGCGGAAAATACATTACAATTCTGTTACGCAGAAGTGGACAACTGGGTATTGACAAGAAATAGGAGCAGAATATACTTGAAACAGAAGTCAGTTAGTAACAACTGCTGTGTTAGTAGCGACCACAGCCCATAAGGGTTTAATGCGGAGTTACGGCATGGCGGTTATTACTAGCCGAGTTCGGCTAGACAATAGTGCTTGCGATTGAGCATATTAACAAGAATGACAAAAGAAAAAGCATTGATGTTGTTAAGTGAAGTTGTTACTTTTTATCTTGACGCACACGAGGATAGTGCGGATATTGAACCAACTAATGCCGAGATAGAAAAAGCCGAAAAGTATATTGAGGATAACTTGAAATAGGCAGTTGCTAGGCACGACAAGTTAAATCGCTAACTTGTCGGGCTTATGGAGTTGCTTAACTCCAAGAGTTCATTAAAATCGTAGTCGTCAATACGATTAAAAAGTATGAAAACAAAAGAAAAGAAAGTTTTAATCGGTCATGTTGGCGTAGATTCGGGTCAAATAATTTTGACCGACCCGTGCTATATTGATAGTGAGTGGATAGCGAATAGAGAAATAGTTGATTGGCGTGTTTATGAAAATAAACTGAACGGAAAAATATATCAGTATAAAAGCAATGCCCCGATATACAAGAAAGCAATCCTGTTTAGCAGTTATGAGGAGCAGGTGGACAAGGGAAAGACAATGAACGAGTTGATAGAAAGTGGTATGGTAAAGGAAATCCCCAACCCCGAAAATCATAAAGGAGAGTTTTCTTATAGCGGTGCTTGCGAGGCAACATTGAGTAAGGAGCAAGGCGGTCAGTTGAATTATAAATTAGGCCACGCAGGAGCAGGAGTGGCGGTTTCTACTGGATATGGGGACGGAAATTATCCTGTCTATATTGAATACATAGACGAGGGTATGGGTCGCAGAGTGAGCCGAGTAACGATTGAGTTCATGGGAACTGATACCCAAAAAGTCGTGAAAAAACTTATGGGTAAAGATAGTAGATGTATGGCACAGGTCGGCACGGAACTTTGTAAGAATAAGGCCGTAAAGAACGACTATTGCCAAAAGCATGCTAAAAT